GATTTCTGCCAGCGCATTCGCTGTCAGCAGGTACTGATCATGCGGGTTTTCAGCCGCAAGATGATCCGCCAGTAACTTATCCGCGTACTGGCGAACCGTCAGGATACTTTCATCCACATACTTACGCGTTGCCAGCACCACGGACGGGTCAATCTTCAGGGTAATGGCGTCGGTGCTGTTAATGATCAGAATCATGCGCACGGTCTGCGTGCGTCCGCTTCCCTCCTGCAGCGCGGGCTTGTAGGTTTCCGGCGTGTTACACACCGCAATCAGCGTGCCGTCCGCATCAAACAGCCCCATTTCCCGGATCCAGAATCCGCCCTCCGTTTCAGGGATCACCTGCTCAGCAATCACCTGGCTGGCATTGGCCGCATCAATGCTCAGCGAATTGATAGCGGCGCGGCGCACCTCGTTAACCAGCTTTGTCTGGCTGGCGTTCGGCGTCGGCAGTGTGCCGCCGCCGTCGCCCACAGCCATCTGTGTGATGTTCAGTTTTGTGCCGAGCGCGGCAGCGTTGGCAATCTTCGCCGCGCCCAGGTTGGTTACAATCGCATAGTATTTTTGTGTCATGGTCCCACTTCCATTAGGTCAATAACGTGTACCGCCGCGCCGCCATAAGCCGCGCCGCTGACGGAGATAATTTCCGGGGTGTACGGGTAAACGGTCAGGTCATCACCGTCATAGCTGGCTGCTGCCATGCGTGTTTCGCCGCTGACCTGCAGGTTGATGGACATTCCAAGCAGGTGACGGCTGCAGGGTTTTGCATCGCTGATCAGCCGCTCAAGCTCCTGATAGGTTTCTTCAGTAATGCCCTGGTCCTGCACGCCAATGTCCAGCCGGAACGTGCCGGGCGGCTCATTGGTTTTCCACCACTCAATAACCCGGATCAGGAAGCCGAACGGCTCCACCACGCGGCGGATGGCGCTGATGGTGCCTTTGTGCTGATGAATATAAAACGCATCGCTCACCACTTGCCTTTTGACGTTCTCAGCCCAGCTTTCGTCCCAGCGGTCCACCGAAAAGGCCCAGGCCAGATAGGGCAGAAAGCTCACCGGGCAGGTGGCCGGGTTCCACAGGTCGCGCAGCGGCACGTTCAGCGCGGTAATCCCGCTGCACGCCTGCGCTAAACGGCGCTCCAGCGCAGACGAACCGGGCGGCATCAGGCTGCTGTTGCTCATGTCACCCCCTGATCGCCCGCCACGGAAATGTCCGTGCCGGTGCAGTAACCCGCCTGCGTGCGGTCCATGATGATGTCCTCCGACGGTTCGGTGATTTCCACCCAGTCCACACCGGCCACACGCATCACCGCCCCGTAGGACTCACGCCGCACGCTGCGCCCCAGCTTTTTCTGTTCGGTAAGGTAAGCCGCCAGATTAGCGTTTGCCGCCTCAAGGCAGGGACCGGCGGCCACGCCGTCGAACAGGTGCAGCCTGGCCTTCACGCTGTAGCTGCGGATAGTTGCCCCCTGAACCGTCACACGGTCGGCTACCGGGCGCACGCTGTCGGCGCTCAGTGCTGTGTCCACTGTAGTCAGCAAATCCGCTGCCGCCGTGCCGTCGCCTTCGCGACTCAGGACAGTGATCAGTACTGTCGCCGGTGACGGGCTGATAGCGGACACGTCCTGCACCCGGCCATCGGCGCTTTTAGCGTGAAACTCATACGCGCCCGTCGGTCCGGCCACGCTCAGCCCCTCAAACGCCTCCGGCACGCGGACGCGCAGTGCGTCGTCTGATTCCATCACTGCATCCACCGGCGGCACCGCGTCGGGATTAGCTGGCGTAATGGTCAGGCGCTTCACGTTATTGCGGGCGGCCTGCTGGTCCAGATCGCTGCCGATGGCGTAGGCCACCATCACCGCCTGCGCCGCCTCGTTAATGCGCTGGCGCAGCAGGATTTCCCGGTAGGTGTTTTCCTGCAGGCTTTTCACAATCGGCTCAGACTCCAGCGCCAGCACGCGGCGCATGGCGGCCTGTTCATCCGCCGGATAAAGCGCAATCAGCGCCTCTTTGCGCTCTGCGAGCAGCGTTTCAAAGTCCGGCACCTCAATAATCTGCGGTGCGGGCAGCTGGGAAAGGTCAATTACTGCCACTGTTCACCCCCGTTGGTACAGACATAGCAACCGGCGAACCGTCATCCCGCTGGCCGGTCAGCTCAACCACCATAGAGCCGTCAAAGTCGCTGGTAAGGTTTACGGTGCTCAGCCTCACGCGAGGTTCCCAGCGGCTGATGGCGACATACACTGCCGCCATTACCTGCAGGCGGATCACGTCGTTCTGTGGCTGGTCAATCAGCACCGACAGCACCGAGCCGTAATCACGCCGGGCGATGCGGCTGCCTTCCGGGGTGATCAGGATGTCGCGCATGCTCTGCCGGATGTGATCGATGTCGGTAATGGCTTCGCCGGTGTCGCGGTTCATGCCGAGATACATCATTGCGGGCCTCCTGATATATCGCCGCCACTCTTAACTTTGTCGTGTAAGTGCTTATCAGCAATTACGCCGTTAGAACTCATTGAACCGCCGCCGTGTGTCACATCGCCGTTCATCGTGGTGTCACCGTTAATCCGTGTCTGGCTGGCCTCTATCCCCAGCGCATCGGTGATCAGCTGAATGCCGTCCGCCGCTTCAATGCGCACGCTTTTGATGTTTTTTATCAGCAGCTGGCCGGTTTCCGGCTCGTACTGAAACCAGCCGCCATCCTTAAACACGGTGGTGGTGCCGTCTTCCGAGTAGTCAGGCGGCGGGAAGGCTTCGGAGTAAATGGCGGGCAGCGCAAAGGCGGTTTCAAGATTGCCGCCCAAGCTCAGCAGCACAACCTGTTCCCCGACGGTGGGCTGCCACCATGTGCGGGTGCTACCAGCGCGCAGGGTGAGCCAGCTAATCCAGTTGGTTTCGAGGTCGCCCGTTTTCACCCGGCACAGCCAGTTCACTGGGTCCACTTCGGACACAATGCCGGTGCGGATCAGATTGGTGATAAGGCGCATGATTTCTGTAAGCTGAGTATTCATGTCATTACATTGCAACGGCAGAAAAATTCTGGCATTACTTGAGTGTTGTATGATGAACCATACAAAAGTCACTTTAAAAACGTAGGTATGAAATGGAATACAGATTGCATTTACCCAAAGGTGTTTATGTTTCAATTCTGACACTTCTGCTATTCACAACCATTATTTACAGTAAAGTTCAATCAGCTCTTGATAAGCAGATGATTAACTATCTTTCAGGCCTTTTCATCATGGCTACCATTCATGGCAGTTTACTTATACGAATGGGTAAATTTGATGTGTATAAAAACGCATTAAATGCAATATGGAATATACAAACAGCATGCGCATTTATTTATGGCGTGTATATCATGATTGAATATTCAGCAGTCGGGCTTAAAAACCCTGAAACCATTATCAAAATGTTCACTTCAGATGCTTACTTGTTCATTCCAGTAGTAGTGTTTCTCAGTGTAATTTGCATAGCTCGCGCTGGTTATTCAGTTGCAGAGATATTTAAAAATCCAATTATTAAAAGCAGAAGCAAGCAAATCGAATATCCTAAAAATAATTTGCCTGATTAAATCTACTCTATTGTTCATAACGATATCGTTCCGCGCGCCTAATCACCGACGGTAGTATGTTATCTTGTAAACTTGTTACTAGTGCGCAGGATGAGTCAGGTAATACCTTTTTTTCATAACCATATATCTTTATATAACAAAGCATTCTTAATACGATCTATTTCGGACGCTAAGCATACAGGCAGCAAATCTATAACAAGGGATTATCACCCATAAGCAATTGATAAAAAAATAAGCTAATAACATAAACCTGCGAGACCAGTATGTGAAGCGTATCACAAAGCTAACAAAACTACTAAATCTAGCAATATTTAAAATTACTATTGGACAATTCCTAATAAATGCCCACATATAGTTTCTTTTTATTAGCAGCACTTAATTATGATGGAGCATAAATGACAACTTCTAATCGATCTAAACTTTTGAGTTTGACAATAAAAAACATCGGCTGTATCGGTGAAAATCCTGTAAAAATATCACTTGATAAAATTGTTTGCCTTGTAGGAAAAAACAATTCAGGTAAGACGACAGTTTTAAGGGCATATGAGTTAGCTCGCGGAGATGAATCTTTCATCAGCTCACGAGATAGATCGTTACTTGCTCACCAAGACTCTCCATCAGAAATAATTTTAGATATCCATATTCCAGAAAATATTGCAAACATCAATAGCGAATGGAAAATAATTGATGGAGACTTAAAGATTGTTCGCAGTAGATGGCAATGGTTACCACCTGAATATAAAGCTGTGAGAACCACATGGCATCCCAAAGGCGGAGATGATCAAAAGGGAGGATGGTCTGAAGATAAAAAGGCAGGCGGCCTTGACAATGTATTTAAATCCAGACTTCCTAGAGCAATCAGGGTTGGCTCCCTTGATGACGCAGAAAAAACAGAGAAAACATTGTTATCTTTAGCCTTACAGCCACTAATTGATAAACTGAACATGGAGAAATCAGAAGCGGAGTCAAAGTTAACAAATGCTATAAAAGCCATATCAGAACATATCAATCAAGCCACACAATATCATCAAGATGGTTTTAACGCTATTTCACAACAGGTCACTGAAGGTTTCAAGAACGTCTTTCCCGACTTGAGTGTTTCTTTAAACATACAGTCAGGGCCTATGATTATTGATACTGACAAACTCGTTAAAAGTGGATCAGGAATAACAATCCAAGTTGGTGAGCTTAATACCACGCTTAGCCAGCAGGGTACAGGAGCGAGAAGAGCTCTTTTTTGGGCCATGTTACAAGTGCATAATCAATTAGAGCGTGAGTCCGAAATAAGAGAAACTTATCGAAAAAAACTTTGTGAAGAAAAAATATCTTTGGAAAAGGAGAAAGCTAAAAAAGCCACCAAAGCTGAACGATTAGAAGAAATTTCTGTACGTGAAGGTGTTCTATTGGCACTCATCAAGCAACATGACGAAGGTGCAGCCATACCAGTTGATGCAGAAGACCCAGCACTTCCCGGATATTTGCTATTAATCGACGAACCGGAGAATGCATTGCACCCTCTTGCAGCGAAAGCTGCACAAAGACATCTATACAATCTTGCAGAAAATCCGGATTGGCAAGTTATTATGACAACACACTCTCCGTATTTTATAAATCCCTTCGAAGATCATACGACTATTATCAGGTTAGAAAGAAGCCAAAACAAAGAAAAAGATGTCACAATTAAAACTTATCAATCAGAAAATGTTACGTTTATTGGTGATGAAAAATCGAGATTGCATGCTTTGCAACAAATCGACCCTAGTCTTTCAGAGATATTTTTTGGCTCATTTCCAATAATAGTAGAGGGCGACACTGAACACGCCGCATTCATTGCAGCCATCGTTGAAGAGCAACATGATATTTTAGATAAAGTTACAATAATACGAGCCAGAGGGAAATCTATCCTAACCCCTTTGATTAAAGTTATGAACCACTTCAAAATACATTTTAGCATGATACATGATTGCGACTCTCCTTATAATAAAAAAGGCAACAATAACGGGATGTGGACTGAAAATGAAAAAATAAGGAATGCTATTCTCGAATCCAGGAAAGCTGGCTTAACAGTCAGGCACAGGGTAAGCATACCAGATTTTGAACGATTCCTCGACGGAGATGAGGAAAGTAAAGATAAGCCGCTCAATGCTTTTACTAAGATAAAAACCGATCCAGGGCTAAGGTTAAAGGTACAGGCTCTTTTAAAAGATTTAATAGAGGGTGATGAACACGATTGCATTGATTCATCATTATTTGTTGAAGAATCAGATTATCTAACGGCACTAAAAGTAAATGTTTGCGAATGGGCTACAGATAAAGGATATCACGACGAGATTAGATACTTTGGAAAACTGTAATATTTAGAGACTGAACTCGAACTGGCTCATGATGTGAGCCAGCTCAAAAGTACTTTATTAATTGATAAAAGTGCATTATCACTAATACCAAGTAAAGGACGTTCAGCATATTTCACCATAGGGCCGCGACGGCTTACCCGGTCCCTCAGGCCGTAGTGATGGACGCGGGCCAGCCTCTGAACCCCCGGAACAAAGGCAACCTCAGCGGCGTCTGCATTCGCCTGCGCCTTCAGATACTTCGCTGTTTTCAGCTTCGCGAACATGCCGCGACGGATGCGCCCCTTTTTGCTGCGGGCGCTGACGCGGCGCGGCTCCCATGCGATGCCGTCCGGGGAACGTTGTGCTGTGATGTTTGCCTGCTGAATGCGGCGCACATCGCGAGCTACCTCGCGCAGCATCTTTTTTCGGGCCGCCGGTTCCAGCTGCGAAAGCAGCGCCGCAAGCCAGGCATCCACTTCATGCAGCTCAGCCATGCTTCACCGTCCAGAACTCCTCCGGCGCGTCCGGTTCCGACATCGCCTCAATGCTGGTTTTACCGTCCACCGTCGTTGCCACAACGCGCTCTGTCAGCTTCAGATCCATGCTGATGTCACAGCGGTCATTTGCCAGAATATCGACCTCAAACGAAAACAGCTTTTCTCGCGCCTCGCTGTTCTGCAGCGCGTCGGGCTGGTTTTCCCGCAGCCACAAAAGCACCGGTGCCATCAGCAGATTCTGATCGCCGGTGAAGTCGGTGATCACTACGTTCAGCGTGTAGCGGTACTCCCACGACAGGGACGCGGCTGACGTGGCAACCAGCTGGCCGCTGTCCACGAACAGGTGCAGGCGATCCGGGTTTTCGGCAACGTAGGGGACCGACTTATTCAGGGCGCTGCGTAAGGACTGTGGCTTGTTCATCGTCTTTTTCCTGACAGCTGATGATGGCATCCACCTTACCGGCACACGCCGCCCAGGCGGCCTCTGTTTCCTCAAGCTGTGCCAGAAGATCGCCGTTAGTGCGCGGTCCTGCCGGGTCCAGCTGGCAACGGGTGATTTTCGGACAGCCACTGACGGTAAGATTCACCTCCTGCGAGGGCCGGTCGCTGGCGCAGCCGGACAACAGGATCAGGCAGAGCGGTATCGCTCCAGCGGCGAAGGTTTTCATTTTCACGTTTCAGTTCCTCAATCTTTCTCTGCCGGTCGCGCAGCAGCTGGCCGTTGCGTTCGGCGGCGGCGTAAAGCTGCGTCTGCGCCTGGCTGCTGGTCTGCGTCAGGATATTCAGGGCAATCAGCTGGCTGTTTTTCTGGCTCAGCTTTTTGCCCAAGGTTTCTATGACTGCCTCATGCGCGTGAATCTTCTGATAGGCGTTGTGCAGACTCCACGACTGCCACAACACAATCCCCAGGAAAAAAAGAACCATCAAGACGACGTTTTTCATGCGCTTATATTCCCTTAAGGCACCATGCCAGTTCACGCCCGCGCCGATTATCCAGCCCCTGATTGAATACGCCTTTCACGTACACCCAGCGCGGCAGCTGATAACACGCCTCGCGCCACTGGCCCTTTTTCAGCAGCGCCACCATCGTAGAGCCGCAGACGTTGCCGGTGCCGACGTTGAACGCCAGCGACACCAGCGCGTCATAAACCTGCTGCGGCATGGAGACCGCCACGCAGCGCGCCAGTGCCGTCTCGGTGCGTAACACGTTGGTGATGAAATTCCCCGCCGCCTGCCGTTCCGTAATAGACCTGCCCGGCACCACGCCGGAGGTGTTGCCGATCCCGTCGGTCCATTTCCCCGCGCTGCACTGGTACGGCTGCAGGCGGCAGCCCTCATAATCGGCAATGAGCCGCAGCCCCTCCACGGAGGTGTGCAGCTGCTGAAAACCGGGCAGCGTGGCGGCCAGTGCCAGCACCACG